AACTTAATGGAATATCGCCCTAGATTGATTGAAAAAATAGGATTAGATAAAGTGCTGCATTTAGAAAAAGTATCTAACACTAAAGAACCATGTAAACATTCTTTGGAATATTACAAAAGAATTACAAGAATATTTAAAAAGAAAATAAAAAATATTGCTAAACCTTAGCTAAATATGTTACAATATGTAATTAATTTAATTAAGGAAAGTAAAATGGCAATTATTGGAAAAGAATACAAAAACGACAAAAAAAGATGGTACTTGAATTGTGAGTGTGAAATATGTGGTAGTTTATTTGAAAGGAGAAAAGAAAAAACATGTAATATTTCAAAATGTAATAAATGTACTAAAAAAGAATCAACCATTAAAAGAATTAAAACGGTAAAAGAAGCAAACAAAGCAAAACCAAAAGTATATTGTTGTGTTGATGGGTGTGATAGAGAAGCTATGTACAAAACTGATAAACTTTGTCAAAAGCATTATTTTAGAAGAATGAGGTATGGTACTTTTGAATTAACTTCTACTAGAAAATATAAGATTTATACTCCTAATGGTTATTGTAAAGTATATGAACCAAATTGTGAGCTATCAGATAAAACAGGATATGTATTTGAGCATAGATTTGTTTGCTATTCTAACAATGTAAATATCAGCAAATGTAAATTTTGTAATAAAGAATTAACTTGGAATTCTGTTCACATAGATCATATTGATAATGATAGATTAAATAACATTTTATCAAATCTTAGACCTTTATGTAATGGTTGTAACACACAAAGACCAAAAAGAGAAAAAAAAGACAAAAAGATTAAGCAATTAATATTTGTTTAAACTTTATAAGAGTATACTTTTAGTATTCAAAGGAGGAATATATGGAAAAAGTAAACAACAAATTTCAATTTAATATTGATATAATCAAAGTGCCAGAAATGGCTGAAAAAGATGTTCAGCTTCAAAAAAAGTTCATTAAAAAAATTGGCAAAAGAAAAGCCAAACAAAAATTAACTATAAGCAAGGGGAATCTATGAAATGGTTAAAAAAATTGTTGGGATTAGATACTAAGGTAATAGTCAGATACCACAAGGGAAGAATATCAGCTGAGCAGTTGATTGAAATGGCTAAATTAAAAAAAGCAGGCTTAAGTATTGAGCAAATTGCTGAGCGTGTAAATTGCGGTGAATCTACTGTGTATCTTTATTTAAGAAAATTAAAATTAGCACTAAAGGGATTAGATGAAGAGTCACTTTAAAGCTATTTGCGAAGCTGTAATAGTCGTTGTTTTTGGTTTTACAATATTTGCATTAGCTTATGTTGTAATTGAATTATTAAGATAAAAGGAAAAAAATGAGTTATAACAAAGTAATATTACAGGGAAATCTAACGAAAGACAATGAGTTAAAATTTCTACCATCAGGCACAGCAGTAGTAACTAACACAGTAGCAGTTACAGAAAAGTACAAAACAAAAGATGGTCAAATGAAAGAAGAAAATTTCTTTGGAGATTTTGTTATTTTTAGAGGTGCTGAAACATTTAGTCAATATACCCACAAAGGTTCAAAAGTTTTAATTGAAGGTAAACTTTCAACTGATACTTGGGAAAAAGATGGGAAGATGAATTATAAGACTAAGATCAAAGTTGATAGTTTTGTTTTTTTAGATAATAAGCCACAGCAACCACAACAAGGTTATCAGGCACAACAACAACCAAAAGTTTCTGATATTAAAATTGGGTACCAAGATGAAGAGGTTCCGTTTTAATGAGTCCAGAAGAACATATAAGGGAAGCTGATCTTATTCAAGTTAATAAGTATGATAGATTGATCGTTGGTAAATGTGGTAATAGCTGTATTGTTGATGTTTATGATGTCTTAAAAGCATTTGACGTCAAAAACCCAGCATTGCAGCACTTAATCAAAAAAGCTCTTTGCGTTGGTCTTAGAGGTCATAAAGATGAAGAAACTGATTTGGAAGACATTATAGACTCTGCTATTAGAGCTAAACAATTAAAGGACTAAAATGAATATAGTCGCTAAAGAGCTATTATTCTCTTCAATCGGGCTTTTACACGAAGCTTGGCTGGAGGATAAAAATAAAAAAGTAGAAAAGTTAAAAAAATCTGTTGCTAAGTTTATGTTTCCATATTACAAAGAGTTAAGAACGAATTCATATAGAGCTACACTCAAATTAAATTCTAGTGGATACAATGGAAGCTGTTCTTATTTGATGCTAGGTTTAGTCTCAATACTTGAAGCAATAGAGACTACAACAATACCAACAAAGTTAGAAAAAAAGTGGTTAAGTGATATCTTACCAATATTCAATGAGCAGGAAAAAAAAGACTTTGAGTCTACTATGAATGCTTGTAGAATTATTGGAAATTTCCCAAAAGTTGAAAAGGATCTCGATGAAATTTAGATTTATAAAACCTGAGAATAGAAGAGGTTTGAGAATAGTTAAAAAAACAAAGAATAAGTTTGTAATGGATAAAGACTGTTTTGATAGTTGGTATGATTTTGATTAGAGTTAAATGCTTGGTAGGGATTAACTCCCTACTAAATAGTCCATCTACAAGATATTTTTTTACCGCCGTGTGCTTTATGAGTATCTCCAAGTTTAAGAATAGCATTGCCTTTTGCTGTTGGAGTTAATATCATTGCTTCGGCATATCCATCTTTATAACCTAGACAATTTCCAGTGTTGATTAAGTGCTGAGTGTGTTTGTGTATTTTATCGTGTTTCTTATCTACAAAGTATCGTGACTCAGTAAAATGTATTTGTTGATGAGTATGTCCCATTAAAACAATATCAGTGTTTGATATTATGTTTCCAAGTTTATTCATTTTGTTTGATATTCCACCCTTAGTAGATCCACCCCCTGCACCGTGATGTATATGTATCCAATAAGCAGTATTTTTCAACTGTAAGTGTATTACACTAATTGTTGGGTGATATATGTCCTCTATGTCTAATTCATAAGCTAAAAATCTGTTTAGATCTATTCCTGCTTCTTTATAAGTTCTATGCTCGTGATTACCAGTAGTCATAGCAATCCATTTAGAAGTTTTTATCTTGCCTAAAATTTCAATAGCATCTTGAAACTCTTTTTGTGGTGCTACTGCTGAATAAACATCTGTTTTTGATAATCTTAACGCGTTATTTAAATAGTCACCCATACCAATAACAAAACAATTATCATTTTTATTAATATATTCTATCTGTTTATATAATAGTTTATAATCGCAGTTTGAGTCACCGATGTGAAGATCACCTAAAGCAACAATTTCAATTTCATCATTAATTATATCTTTTTCATCAATTTTGTATTTTACATATTTCATAAGCTTGCCATTTTATTAGATAATCTGTTTGCCCTATTTGGAGTTTGCTTTGCCCACAAAGAGTCTAACATTTCTTCACTTGCTTTTTTATAGTCTTCTTTTTTTAAATATTTAATCATTTTTTTAAATTTAAGTAATCCAGATACTCCCATTTGATAAGCCATTTGATAAAGTATATCCCAAGCTTCTGGTTTCATATCATAATCATATAAGCTACTATTAACAGCGTTGATTGTTTTCTTTAATCTGTGCATCAATAATAGTTCAGCTTCATCTTCATCTATTGGCATTTTACATCCAAAACCAATGGTATCAAATCCAAGGTGGTCTTGATATACAGTTCCACTAAAACCTTCTTCTTGCTTAATATCTTCTACTAATTTATTACTCATTTGTCTTGTTTCCTTTTGATGCTATCAGCAAATCCTCCACCGAAATAAAACCCTACAATAGCAAGCATTATTTCACCTAACCACATATCAGAAGCAAACTCTTTAGCATCTTTTACATTATTCATATCTATCCAACCGTAAAGAGAGCCAACTACACCATTCGCCATTATGAATAAAAACATAAATGTAAACATAATAGCTAAATATCTTTGTGCTACTTTGAATGGAGCATAAGCACCTAGTAAGTCTACTTTTGCTTTTGCTTTAGCTTGTATTGCCTCTTCATCTGATGTATATAAATCATCTAATAAGTCTAGTCCTTTGGTTATTACTTTATCAGTACCAAAGATTTTTCCTAACACATCTAACACATTACTTCCTTACTAAGAACCAACCAACAATTATTGCTATTGCTGAATACAAAGCTCTCATAAATAACTTTGCTGGTATCTCTTTTATTTCATCTACATCTTTTTCAACAGTGTCTACTCTATCGTGAAGAGCATCACATTCTTGTTTTAATAGTTTAGTGCTAGTATTTAACTCAATAAGAGTATCCATACCTTTAGCTAATTTTTCTAAAGATGAAGCCATAGTTGCTTGAGTATTAGCCATAACAGCTAACTCTTTTTCTATCTTTATAATTCTATCGTGATGCCCGTCCATATACTATACCTCTTCTTCTATTTCTATATAACCTAAATCAAATACTGATTTTGGACTCCAAGAGACATAACCATCTTCATAAACTACTTTATATCCACTATGGTTTTTTCTTGAGTAGTCATAATCTCTTATTAATTTATTTTTATGAGCAGTAAAATAATCCATTGGCTCTGCTTTAACTTTTTTTATACTTTGATATGTTTTCATTTTTTATACCTCTTCTTCTACTATTGGTTCTTGTAGTTTATTTAAATCAGAAGTAGATAAAAACTCAGATAATAAACCATACTCTAAGAGCCAAAAAGCTTTAGGTTCTGGATTGTTAAAGTCTTCACCACCTAATACATAACCTTCACCTATAAGTGTTTCTTTAATAGCCTTAAGTGTATTATATAGGTCATATACTTCGATAGGCAATACAAAGTGTGTTCCACCTGATAATGTCTTAGGTGTACCTTTAATTTGATAATCTACCACACTACCCTCTTCGTCTAATATTTCAAAAGATTTTATTGGTAGTTTTACCTCTAAAGCATCAAATGGTGCTATTAGATTTATTTGTGGATATTGTTTACTTCCACTTAGTTGTTCTGATGTCGTCATATTAGTCCTTGTAATTTTATATATCTTGAGCCTTGATTATATTTATCATATTGACTACCCGTGTAGAAACCTATATTTTTATGTACAGTTTCAGTGTATCCATCAGCCGTTACTTTTGGATATTCACCTTTACCAAATAAATAACTTGCGTCTTCTGGTGTATGTGCTGTTGGTGTAGATGCTACATTGTTTGTATAGGTAGTTAAGTTTGTACCGTCATAGTTGTGTTGATAGATGATGTTATCTACTATCTCTTCAAACCAAAACTTATCTTGCAAAGATGGATTGAATTGACTATCACCATAACTACCACCATCCCAATTCAATGCTGTATCATCATATGATATTGGTACATTTAAACTGTCTTTGATAAATGCTGTTGTTTGAAGTCCAGTGTTTTGGAAGTCAGCGTTTGTTCTGATTGTTGATGTGTAGTTTTCTATTTCACTATAACTACTTACAGGTTCAAAGTATGTAGTGTTTGTTAAGCTTGTACCTGATGGTGCGTCTGCTATACATCTGTATGTGTCTTCTGCTAGTTGTACTGATATTTTAAAGTCAGCATAATGTCCGTTTGTGTCATCACTTTGCAATACAATAAATTCTTCATTATCAGTAGCAATAAAGTCAATATAATAAATTCCACTATCAGTTGTTGACCTAAAATCCAAGTTTCCTGACTTGTTGTTAAAATCATAAAAACCGTAAAAGGCAATATCAGCAGTACCAATATTTATTTCAATTTTAGCTGTATATCTAAGACCTTGAACCATAGATAAGCCTTGAGTACCATACTGGTATGCGTCTGCGTTGTTTGCAACTCTTATATAATCACCATTATTAGATAAGGTAGCCGTTCCAGTAAAATTTAAAGCTTCACTATTAACCAACTCTTCCTTATCAACTACAACATAATCACCTACACTATTAGCACTTTGAGTTATTAATCCATAAGTAGCTTGGTCAAGTCTAGTATTAGCAAAGTTTTTAGCATAAATTATATCTCCACTTTTCTCCATACAAGGATACCATCCATCACCTTCTACAAGCTCCATATCCAACTCATCAATACTACCTGTTTCACTTAGTGCTAACTTACCAATTAAATTAGGATTATTTTCTATCTTAATTCTATCTGCTTCACTCCAGTTTGTGGTGTGAGTTAGTATGTTGTTTACTGTTATGTTTTCAAAAGTTTTACTTGTAGTTGCAGTATGAAACTGGTTATCTGAAAAGTCAAAGTATGTAATATAGTCTCCAGTAATAGTTACAGACTGTGTACCTGTCAATTCTATTCCTCTACCTGAATACATAAGTAAATCATTAGAAACATTTGATAAACCTTTGTTGTCTATGTAAACATCACCTTCTTCAGCTATAACTTCTCTTACTGAGATGTTGTCAAATGAAAGTTCAGTTGTAGATAAAGAGCCTCCATAAATAACCATATGAGGGTATGTTGTTGTAGTTGTTGCTATAAAAGTAAACTCTTTTCTTTCTGCCTCTGTTCCACCATTGCCCATATTATATAGTAAATCACCAGAATATGAAGGTGACGTTCTAACTTGAAAAGAAAATGGTGTGTTATCATTTGTATCACAAGTATCTAACTCTACTTTATACATTTTTCCTATTTTTGTTTGTATGCTTGTAAAAGAAGCTCCAGTTGTTAAAGAGTCGCCATTTTTTAAATAATACTTACCATCTTCTACTCTTGCTGAAGCACCTCTTGTTGTACTCCACCCAGTAGTTCCATCACTAAAATCTCCATTAGTAACCAACTCTTCACCATACTTATCTTCATTATAAGTATCATACTTAAAGTTACCAAGATTTGTTGTGTATAGTATTTGAGCTAAGACTTTAGAAATGTATCCAAATTTAAGGCTATTAAAACCAAGCATTGTTACATCCTGTGCGCATCTACATCATCTGAGAATGTATAAGTTATTCCTTCAATTAAACAAATTTCATCAAAAGCTTCATAATCAACTGCTACATCATCAAGTGTAATTGTAACCGCTGATGCTAGTTTATAAACTGTTGAGTATGTTGGAGTGAAGTCTCCAGCCGAAATTGTTACGCCTTCTTTAGGTGTGAAACACAAGATCACTTTGTTGTTGTCGTCTGTTTGAAATATCATAAAAATCCTTTTTTTCTAATTATACCTAAAATTGTTACAAAATGAAACATTATGGCAATGTAATTGTTGAATAAGGCAAAACATTAGACATTATCTTAAAATCACTAACTATCGCATCTCTTCCTGAAAGACCTGATGATGTTTTTGCATAAAGCTGAATAAAATCCCCACTTGATATGCTTGGAAAATCTTCTGTAAACGTTGAACCTGATCCAGATGATGCTGATCTTTCAGTCCCAACAGCAACTCCATTAATATAAATTCTTGCATATACAGTAGTTGAAGAATCTTCACTTCTTAATTTAAAAGATATTGAAATGTTACCAGATTCTTTAGTATAATATTCTATTACTTTTGTGTAAGAAAGTGAGCCAGTTGAAACTTCTGGAACAGGATTATGAATTCTTAGTGTACCATAATCCAATTCTATTGGGTCGTTTGCAACTGCTGCGTCATAAGCCGTTTTAACAGCAGTAGCACTTGCTGCTATTGTTGAACTTGTTGTTGATACACTATCAGTTATTTCAACCTCAAAAGTGATATCACCTTCACCGATTATTGATGTGCCATTTATTGTTCTAAAATCAGTGCTATCTGGTTTGTCGTTGTTTAAGTTAGTAAAGTTAGCATCCATTTCATTATGTGTTAATGCTGAACCTTTACCGCTTCGCGTTACTATTGTTGCCATTTTATTCCTTTATATGATGTAAGCACCCTCTTCGTCCTTGAAGTGAGTCTCGCAATGTTCCCTTGCTGTTATAGTCAAAGCACCTGATTGATCTGTTTCAATACTTAATATGATAAATTTTCTTAATCTATCTAACAAAGAATGTTCTAAAGAGATTAGATCTCCAACTTCTATATTAGCATTTTTTAAACTTAGTACACAAGATATCACAAGTGGAGTTTGTTTTATTCTTACGCCTGAAAGATTTTCTGAATATCTCATTGTATTAAGTGTTATTTGTGATAATTTTTCAGCTTGGGTTGTATTTGTTACGCCTTTGATTTGTAGCCCTAAAGTTATCTCTTGTCCGTCTATTGCTACTAAGTCAGTATCTTCAGAGCTTACAACAGCACTTAACCACTCATCATCTGGATTAATGTAAGTAGTTTCAATTTTATTTGCTATTTCTTGAAAGCCCTTCATTGAAAGATTTAAAGAATTGTTTACGATATCATCTTCTGTTAATGCTATATCTATGCTTCGTTCAGACTCATCCATTTTTAACTTCCAAACATTTTGAGAATGAACTAATTGACCTCTAAACGTTGATAAAACTTCTGTTAATAATGATTGAATGTTTGCTGGACTATTAAAACTAATATTACAAGTGTAACCATAAGTAACACATTTTGTCTTTGCATTGTAAAAAGATGGAATATCAATATTTGACTCTGATATGCTTAAAGCTTCTAATAATAACTCTAAGACTATTTCAGCAGGATTATTTGAATAAGTTTTAGTAGCTGAAATTGTTGAGCTGTCTGTTATAGTTCTTACTTTATTTCCTGAAATTGTAGCAGTAATAGTTTTTACTTGAGGATTATCAGTAGCACTATAAACTTGTCTTACTACTAAAAAAGATAAATTATCTGGCACAATATCATCAAACACTAAAGGTGAGAAAAGATTATCTAAACTATCAATAGTGCCACTTGAACCAGTTGGGGCGTTTATTGTTGTTGGCTTTTCAGTGTATCCTAAAATTTGAATAAAATTATCACTTGAGTTGTAGACTCCATTTGATCCAACTAAATTTAATATTTCATTATTAGCATAATATTCATCTATTGACTCAATTCCACCAGTACCCAATACAATAATTTGATAAAGGTCTTTGTTATCTGTATTTCTCGTTCCTTGCCAAATTACATTCCCTCCAACTCGATTTTGACCATAATTCTCTGGTACAACGTTAGTATTACTTTTATTGTTTTGTAGTTTAGTACCTGCATAGCTTTCGGTAGGAGGAGAGTCCGCAATGGCACTACTTACAGCACTACCCAAAATTGAAACAATTCCAGCTCTTACAAGATTAAAAGCTAAACCAGAAGTAGCTCCAACTAATGTACCTGCAATCGGACCCGCAATTAAACTAAGCCCTATTACCGCAAGCGTTTGACCAATTTTACCCATTTTTAACCCTTAGTATTTTTTGATGTTTTTCAATATCGTATAAAAAAGATTTACTATTTTTCTCTTTTATAGTGATATATTTGAATTTGTTAATAGCTACACCCACTCCAAAATCATCTATAATAATATCATTTTCTTGGGCTTCGTTTACATATTCGCAAAATGATTCAAAGAAATCATAATGAATTCTATTGTTTAAGAAATATTGATAATCTAATATAAATCTTTTCATATCTTTTTGTGTATATTGTTTCCACTGTTTTGGCACATAAACCCCGTTATTTTTTAAATATTTATATGTAAATGTAAAGCAATTAATCACGTTCGCCCCCATAAGATTTCATCGGTCATTGTTTCGATTATAGATACAAATTCATCTTGGTTAAATGTTCTCTCTGGATATTTTTTATTCCAATTTGTAAAGAGAGTCGTTAAGTTTCCACTTAGTGTATTCTCGGTAGCGTTGAAGCTATCAATAATCCCTTCGAACAAAATAAAGTTATCTTTTGAAAGACTTGTTAGGTTTAGTTTTGGATAAGTATCTAAATTGCCACCTATACCATATTCGTAAGCCATCAAGTCTGTTGGATAGTCAGCCTGTTCTAGTAACCAGCCCCACGTGTAAAGCTCGTCACCTTCTGAGCCTGAAAAAACATAACTTTCTGTTTCTTTATCATAAAACATCATTCTTGCTCTTCTGAGTTCTGTTTCATCTTCTTGTGAATTTGGTATTCCAGTTATCCAGACTCTAAACCAACCATTCTCTAATTCTTCATAGTCTGCATTAATTAAATCGCCTGCCCCGCTTTCAGATTGCAATAAAAAAGTTTTTGTTTCTATATCAAAGAGAGCTTCAAAATTATTTGAAACAGTATCTGAATTAATTGTTAAACGAGGTATTATATTTGTATTTGTTGATTGTTTAACGTATATAGAAAAAGTGTAAGCTTTAGTTGTGTCTAGTTCTGTATTAAATTGTTGTATTAAGTGAAAATCATTATTTGTGTCTGGTGCTAATTTACTTGCTGTTAAAGTTCCATCTGGAGCTATATTATCATCTGAAACTATTGAAATATTTGTTAAGTTGTACTCAGTTGAAAAGTCGCTTGGATCAATTATTAAGTTATCTGTTTCACTTGCCGGTCGATAAACCACTCTTCTAATTATCGCTTTATTATTTCGCCATTCACTTGCTAAAGCTTTTGCGGTAATAGCACCCGAAACATTATCAAGGGAAATATTGATACTATCAGATTGCATTGAAGCATCTTCATTTAATCTATCAAAAGTTATGGATAAAGGCGTGTATTCATTTGTACCATCATTCACAAAAATATCGTGATCTGTAAAGCGTAAAGTCTCTACAAAGTTATTTTCAAAATCATACATATCAAATTCAAATAAATGTAATAAACTTACTTGTTCATCTTCTCTTGCATTGTTAGTTATGCTTTTCATCTTTTCACCTCAATAAAATCAGCTTCAACTTGAAAAAATCCATCAGTTCTCTTTTGGTAGTTAAATGAATCATTTACAAATCTTGCTAAGTTAGTTCCATCAATTCCATCATAAAATAAAATATAATCATCTTGATCAACTATATAATCATCTACAACATATGCTGGAGTTTTGTTTAAATTGTAACCATACGCAGGAAAACCAAAAGTTCCCATAATTCCAGATTTTTTTCTATAAAAAGTTATTAGTTTTAAAAATTCAGACTCTTTAAGTAGCCACGACAAAGTCCAATATCTCTTCAAACCGCCTTTATTTTTAATATGTCTAACTGATTCACCAATTTGAGAAAATAAAGCATTGTTATTGAATTTCAAACTTGCTTTAGCAGGAGGGACGTCATCCAATATATTTATAAATGTTTGATCTGTTGATGTTGAAGGCGTATAAGATGAACTTTGAGCAAATAAATCTTGATAAGCTGCGAAGTTAAAGAACACAGAAGTTAAAAGTGTTATCTTACCCACAAACAAATCACTATCACCTCCAACCGTTTCGAATTCGAACTCTTTAAAAGTCCACACCGAAGCATCAACTCCCATAAGTTGAGCTCTTTTATCAATAGTAGTATCATCTAAATTTACAATAAATGTATTAGAGTGATTAGTTTGATATGCTGCTCTCAACTGTTCAAAGTCTTCCCAAAACATAGGAGCATAGTCAATAGTTAATTGAATAGCAGGAATTGAAGCACCAAGTACCCTTTGCTCTAATCCTGAGTCAAAATTAAAAGCACCACCTTGCTTAACCCACTCTTCAACGGTATAAGAGCTGTTATTGGATAATACTAAGTTTGTTAAGTCAGTCATTTTAACCTACTTGTTTAATTGTTCTTCTCACACTTCCATTGGTAGTTAAAGAAGAGTTGATTATCTGTTCAATTGTCTTTTTATTATTAACTAAATAAGAATTAAATGAGTTTGAGTCAATAGCTTGTACATTAAAATTTATTTCAGCTTTTGTTTGTGCTTGTGGCGATGATATGTTAGCCTTAACACCTAAGTCTCCACTTGCTGTTCTCTCTAGTGGTAAAATACCTTCTGCTCTGTTTCGTTCAGCTACTAAAGCACCATTTGCAAATCTTGTTGGTCTTGTTACTACTCCACCACTTGCGAATCTTTTTTCACTAAATACACCACCTTGAGCCAATCCTGATGCTGTTAAACTTCCTAAAGAAGATAATCCTCCAATTTCAGCTGATGATGAGATAAACATTCCGTCAATAAAACCACTTAATGAGCTACCTAAAGGATCACTAATATTTTTTTGAATAATTATTCTAGCAATATCTCTTAGGATACTATCAGCAAAATCAGTGAATGAAGCACTTCCTTCCAGTAAAGTATCTGTTAAACCTTTTCCAAAAGACTCATCAAAGTAAGTTGATATATCTTCAGATAAGCTTTTAGTTTCATCTCTTATAATATTTAAATCACCTTTTGCTGCTTCAACGGCATTATTAAAACTTAATCCTGCTTCAATTCCAACTTTAACTTTTCCAAGCCAGTCATTAACACCAGCTAAACCAT